ATAAGCAAGAAACGAAGCCCTAGACTGCCGAGTTTATGCTTATTGTTGTTTTGTTGGATTAAATGCTAACTTAAAAACAATTTATAAAAAACAAAACGAAATGCTTAAAACCTTGGGAGCAAAAGAACAGCCAACACCAGAGCCAAAAGAAGAGGCAAAAGAAGAGACTAAAGAAGAAATTAAAACAGAAACTAATATTCAAAAAAAACCTTTAAATATACAAAGAAATAATTTAAAAAATAGGCATGATAGACCAAGAGGCGGCTTTGTGAACTCTTGGTAAGTCTTTTAGGAGGGCTTTTCATGTCGAATGTTTTTACCGCTACGCCTGGAACGTCAGAGCCGCGCGAAATCATTCAGGGTGATTATACAACGTGGAAAAAAACAGAATACAGCGACGATTACCCAAACACTTCTTATACACTATCTTATAAAGCAAGACTTGAAGGCGACGGCACAACAGTTATCACTTTAACCGCAACAAATAGCGGTGATGATTATTTAATTGTTGCCGATGCCGACACAACAGCCGCTTATACCGTGGGCGTTTATCACTGGCAGCTATACATCACCGATAGCGGCGACAGTTCAAAAAGAGTTACGCTAGATTATGGCACTTTTGAAATTAAGCCGAACAAAGCAGCCGCAACAACAGACCCCCGCACTCACGCAAAAATCATGCTTGATAAAATTGAAAGCTTGCTTGAGGGCAGAGCCGATGCGGACGTATCTACTTACTCCATTCAAGGCCGATCACTAACTAAACTATCAATCGACGATCTTTTAAAGTGGCGCAGCTTTTACCGCGCTGAAGTTAAAAAAGAAGAGCAGGCCGAGCGCGTCAGAAATGGCAATGGATCAGGCCGCTTGATCAAAGCCTCTTTTAACGTATAGGGGAGCAATGTTTGAATTTATAGCTAACTCAATCGCTAAAAGATTTTCAAAAAAAGTTTCTAAGAGATCTTATGACGGCGCCAAATCAGGCCGCTTAATAGACTTTTTCGCTGGAACTCGCAGCGCTGATGATGAAATCCGTTTTGATATTCGAAAGCTTCGCGACAGATGCCGCGAAATGATCCGTAACGATCCATATTCTAAGCGCTATGTTGCCATTATGAAAACAAACATAGTTGGCGAAAAAGGCATTCTTTTACAGCCAAACGCGCTAGAAGATGATGGAAGAAGCGACGAAGCCGCAAACAATTTGATTTTGCAAGCTTGGCATAAATGGGCAAAAAAGGGATTTTGCACGATTGATGAGCGTTTATCTTTTGTTGACTGTCAAGATTTGCTAATAGAGCAGCTTTCAAGCGAGGGCGAGGCGCTTATTCAACTAGTCACAACCAATAAAAACCCTTTTGGTTTTGCGCTTAAGTTTTTAGATACCGATCAGTTAGACGAAGAGCTAAACAAAAATCTTGAGAACGGCAAGCGTATCAAGATGGGCGTTGAGTTAGATAAAAATGACAAGCCGCTAGCTTATTGGCTATTCGAAGAAAATCCCAACGAAAATTTTATGCTAAGCCGAGCGGCAAGAATGCATAGAAGAGTGCCAGCCGATCAAATTTTGCATATTTACAGACAAACAAGGCCAGGGCAGACAAGAGGCGTTCCACCACTAGCCGCAGCGCTTTTGAGAGTTCGCCAGCTTAACGGATATATTGACGCGGAACTCACAGCGGCAAGAATCGGGGCTTCAAAGATGGGCTTTTTCACAAGCTCTAAAGGCGAAGACTACCAAGGCGAAGACAAAGAAGATGTATACAATCCGATTATGAACGCAGAGCCAGGAACGTTTGAGCAATTGCCCGAAGGCATGGCCTTTCAAACCTTCGACCCTCAGCACCCAACTAGCCAATTTCAGGATTTTGTAAAACAGATTCTTAGATCTTTTGCATCCAGTTTGAATATTTCTTATGCGACGCTATCGAATGATTTAGAAAGCGTTAACTATTCGAGCATAAGACAAGGCGCTTTAGAAGAGCGTTTTTATTTCAAAAAAGAACAGAATTTTTTAATTGAGCATTTTTTACAGCCCGTTTTTGAGCGTTGGCTACTAATGGCGATGACAACAGGCGCGCTTAATCTTCCCATGCGAAAGTTTGAAAAGTTCGCAAATCCTAAATGGATGCCTCGCGGTTTTGGTTATATCGACCCACTTAAAGAAACCCAAAGTTATTCAGTTGCTCTTAATAACGGAACCATGACGCTAAATGATATTGCCTCTATTCATGGAAGGGACGTTAAGAGTTTGTTAGAACAAATCAAAAAAGAGAAAGAACTCGCGCAAAGTTTAGGCATAGATCTAGCCTTTGAACCTTTTGGCGCGAAGGGAGCTTTACAAAAGAGCGAGGACACAGAAGATGAGTAAACCAGAAATTTCAACTTGTCAAAGGTCAGCAAGGTTAGATCTTTCTTTGTTAAAAGATGAGTCAAGAGAGATAGAGCTTGCTTTTTCGTCTGAAAACAAAGTGCGCCAAGTTTTTGGCTACGAAGTTTTAGACCATGAAGATGTTGATTTAGAGTTTTTAAACTCAGGAAGAGCGCCGCTTTTAAAAGATCACGACAAACGCCAACAAATTGGCGTGATTGAAAGGGCGTACATAGATCAGGAAACCCGCGTAGGCCGCGCGGTGGTGCGTTTTGGAAGAAACGCGCTAGCTGAATCCGAGTACCAAGACATGAAAGACGGAATTCGTGTGAATGTTTCGGTATCGTATGAGATTTTAGAAATGGACGAAGAATTGCCAAGAGACGCGGAAGGGATTCCAAGTTATCGGGTAAAGTTTAGACCTTTTGAAATCTCTTTAGTATCAGTCCCAGCCGACGAAAGCGTAGGAGTTGGGCGCGAGAAAATACAAGAAGAAAAACCCCTTAAAGGAGTGGTTAAAATGTCAGTACAAGAAAACGATTCGGCTAAAGTTGATGTCGCGGCCGAAGTAAAAAGCGCTAGAGAAGCTGAAGTTTCCAGAGTTAAAGAAATTCATTCTCTTGGCGAGCGCCACAAAATGCAAGATCTTGCACAAAAAGCAATCAGTGAAGGCTTAAGCGTTAGCCGCTTTAAAGGTGAAATCCTTGAGCGCATCCAAAGCCATCCCGTAAAACTTCCTCAAGGTGAAGTTGATATGAGCAAAAAAGAACAAAGAGAATACTCTTTGATGAAAGCTATCAATGCAGCCGCTAAAAAAGACTGGGGCAAAGCTGGCCTTGAGTTGGAAGTTTCTAAAGAACTAGAAAAGCAATACGGCCGCGAAGCTAAAGGCTTTTTTGTTCCTACTAACATTGCATGGGGCAACCAAGCAAGCCGTGATTTAACTGTTGCATCAGCTACTGGTGGTGCTAAATTAGTTGGAACCGATCAAAGAGGCGATCTTTACATTGACGCTTTGAGAGCTAAAACTTTGATCAATGAACTAGGCGCAACTGTTTTGACAGGTCTACAAGGTGATGTTGATATCCCAAGAGTTAGCGTTAAAACAACTGTCGCATTTATGGCGAACGAGACAACAGCCGTAACAGAGGGCGCACCTCAGTTTGATCAAATTCAACTAGCACCCAAAACTGTTAGCGGATTTGTAGATATCTCAAGAAAACTTCGCTACCAAAGTGATCCAAGCGTTGAAATGCTCGTTCGTAACGACATTTTGCAGCAAATTGCTAGCAAGATTGACGATGTAGCATTCGAAGGCGGCGGAACTGGCGAGCCTTCAGGTATTATCAACGGCGCAAGCGTTGCAGTTGTAGCACTTGGAACAAACGGCGGCGCTCCAACTTACGGGTCAACCATCGACTTAATCAAAGAAGTGGATGTGGATAACGCTTTGATGGGTAACTTGGCATACGTAACAACTCCTGCAGCTTGGGCGAAACTTGCACAAACTGCAAAAGTTGCAAGTACTGATAGCGTAATGATCTTAGATCCAGCTATGAACATGCTTAACGGCTACCCAATTTACAGATCAAACAACGTGCCTAGCGATCTTACAAAAGGTTCAGGAACCGCGCTAAGCGCTATGTTCTTTGGTAACTTCAACGATCTAATGCTAGCTTTTTGGTCAGGAATTGACATTATCGTTGATGAGTCCAGCTTGTCCACAATCGGCGGCGTTCGCTTGGTATTCTTCCAAGATTTAGACGTTGGTTTAAGACATGACGAAAGCTTTGCAGTAATAAAAGATATGATTACAACCTAATAATTAGCTTTCCTTTAATTAGACTATGGGGGCCGCTTCGGCGGCCTTCATTTAACACAAGGTTTCAAAAATGAAAGTTAAAGTTTTAAGGGCTTTTCAAAACCATGAAGTTGGATCAATTATAGACCTAGAAGGCCCTCAAGTGATTCAATTTTTATCTAGAAAAATGGTTGAAGAATACAAGGAGCCAGCGCAAGAAAAAAACCGCGCGGTCGGTTTAGAAAATTCAGCGCCCAAGAAAAGCGCAAAGCGTAAAAAATAAATGGCTATTGAAAACGCAGCGGAAAGAGCCGCAATGCTTGCAGATTTTGGGGTTACGGCAACCTATACAGCCGACGGAGGCAGCCCGAAAAGTATAACGGTAATTTTTGATCAGGCTTTTTTAGAGGCCGACGCAAACGGCAATGTAAAAGTTGAAAGCACAAATCCAATTGCTCTTTGCAGAACGGCAGACGTTAGCGACTCCGACCACGCAACAACAATTGTTATTTCAGGCACAACTTATAATGTAGTTGGCGTTCAACCAGACGGAACGGGTTTTACGTTGTTAGTTTTAGAAACTCAGTAAAAAGGTGGTTTTACTATGACGCTCAAAATGGCCCATAACTTTTTTTATAGTGTAGCACAAGGTTTAATTCCTAACGTTCATGCCGTTGCAGAGTTTGGAGAAAATTTAGATGTTGGAACAAGTCAAGAAACTTTATGGGGCGAGGGTGGACTTTATAGTTATTTATCAAGCGCTGAGCAATTAACACTATCGAGTACTAGCGCAAACGACACAAGCGGCGGAACAGGGCTTCAAACAGTAACAATTTTTGGCCTAGATGGAAATTATGACGAGCAAAGCGAAACAATAACATTAAATGGCTTAAGCGGCGTAACAACGACAAATTCCTACTTAAGAATTTACACCATGTGCGGTGTTGCTGTTGGTTCGGGGGGCGTAAACGCAGGCAATATTTATGCTGGAACGGGAACAATAACGGCAGGAAAACCAGCTAATGTTTATGCACAAATGGACATAGGAAAAGGGCAAACATTAATGGCTATTTACACAATACCAGCAGGCTATACAGGCTATTTAAGACAAATTTATTTTTCCACGGGTAAGAGCCATTCAATTTATGCACAACTCTACACAAGAAAAATTAATGAGAGTTTAACAGTAAAACATACAGGTCGAATGTTTGACGGGCTTTATCACAAATTATTAGATTTTCCCATTGTATGCACAGAAAAAACAGATATAGAAATCAGAGTTACGGGTGAAGCATCAAATAGCCAAGTTTCAGGCGGTTTTGATTTGATGATAGTTAAGGATTAATTTTATGGCGCATCTTAGAAAACAAATACGCGATCAAGTGATTACAACTTTAACGGGACTTGCGACAACTGGCACAAATGTTTTTAGATCCAGAGTTTATAACAACGAAGCGTCAAAGTTGCCTTGTCTTTGTGTTTACACTCTAAGCGAGAACATAGAAGACGCGACATTAAGCCCCGTTAAATACGAAAGGGCCTTGGAATTAGCGGTTGAAGGCTATGCAAAAGCAACTAGCAATATAGATGATACACTCGATCAAATTGCTTTAGAAGTTGAAGAGGCTTTGGCCGCCGATTTAACGCTAAATTCGCTAGCGCTTGATTGTGCTTTGCAATCAACAGAGATAAATTTAATTGGCGATGGCGACCAGCCAATAGGGGCTATTCGCTTAAGCTTTGAAATTCATTATAGAACAAGAGCCGACGACGTGGAAACGAGCGGCTAAAAGTCATAGGGGGAAATCATGGCTACTTTTCACGGAAAGGAAGGAACGGTATTAGTCGGATCAGACGCGGTTGCCGAAGTTAAAAGTTTTACTGTTACACAAACAGTAGAAACCGCTGATGATACAGTGATGGGCGATACTTGGAGAAGTCACAAAGCTGGCTTTAGATCCTGGAACGGTTCTTTAACTTGTAACTTTGACGATACCGACATAAACGGCCAAGAGGCTTTAACAGTTGGCGCTAGTGTTACCCTAAATCTTCAACCTGAAGGAAACACAACAGGGGATTATCTACTGACAGGAACAGCAACTATTACGGAAGTTACACAAACAAGTGATAGTGAAGGCATTGTTGAGAGATCTTTTAATTTCTTGGGCAATGGCTCGCTAACAATATCAACCGTTTCATAAACGAGGTTTAAATGGCTGCAATCGACAATGTAATTAAACACTTTGAAAACACCTATGAGAAAAAATCTTTTGAAGTTCCTGAGTGGGGGCCAGAAGGACAGCCGTTAAAAATCTTTGTTGAGCCGATGACGCTTAAACAACAATCCGAAATCTTGGAATTAATACAAACCAAGGGAGCGGGCGCGGGCTTTGTGCATGCAATATGCACAAAAGCCCTAGATGAGAGCGGCAAAAGAATTTTTGCGGGCGATAAGCTTTTTTTGACGAACAAAGCCGATCCCGATTTAGTGATTGAAGTTGGTCAAAAGATTTGGAACCTTGCAAAAGGAAAAGATATTGACGCGCATTTGCAAAACTTAGATGAGGAATGCGAGGAAATTGTCGAAGAGCTTAAAAAAAAATAAGCAAGAATGAACGCTACTTATTCGGCGTTTTTCAACTTGCGGAATTTTTAAAAAAGCACCCTTCCGAAATTGTAGAAATGACAGTTTCAGAGTTTTACGCTTGGATAGCTTACTTTAAGGTTAAAGAAGACCATGGCAAGAAAAGATCAGCTTAAGTTTACCGTTACAGCCATTGACAAGACAAAGGCAACCTTTAGAACTATTGGCATGGGCTTGAGCAAGCTTGGCGGTATTGCTAAAAGCGCAGGGCTTGCCGCTACCGGAGTCGGTGCAGCTTTTGCTTTTATGCTTAAGAAAACCGCCGATGGCATTGACGAGACGGGTAAATTGTCTAGGCAATTGGGGATGAGCGTTAAAGCGCTTGAAACTTTTAAGCATGCCGCAGAAATTGGCGGCTCTTCTTTAGATACTCTTGCAAGAGCATCCAAACAGCTTTCAAAAAACACTTTAGATTTTGTGGTAAAGGGAACGGGTGAGGCGGCAGATTCATTTAAACTTTTAGGTTTAAGCGCGTCAGACTTGCGGCCCGTTATGAATGATTCAGTGGCTTTAATGTCACTTATTGGTGACAAGTTCAATGAGATGCCCGAAGGGGCCGTAAAGACCGCAGCCGCTTATAAGCTTTTTGGTTCAAGAGCTACCGAAATGATCAATGTTTTGGAAGGCGGCAGCCAAGCTTTTAACAAGTTTTCCGAAGATGCCGAACGTTTTGGCCTTGTTTTGGAAGAAAAACAAGTCAAAGCCGTTGAAAATGCCAATGATGAGCTTGTGAGATTTGGCGGCGTAATTCGAGGTATTGCCAAGCAAATGACAGCGGAGTTATTTCCAAAAATTGGAGAGATAGCCACACAGTTAAGAGAAAAGATCTTAAAAAGCATTGAAAATTCTTACGGCAGTGTAAGAAATTTAGGGAAAGATTTAGCCGACCGCATTGCAGCAGCTTCCAAATTTGCAGCCCTTAACATTTTAAAAGCGGTTAAAGGAATAACTACGGGCATATTGACAATTACAAAAGCGATGACAACGGCCCTAAACCTCTTTATTCAAGGCGTTGAAGAATTAGCAATTGCTTTGATGCCATTTAAAGAAATGTACGAAAAGGGCTTAACGGGTTTTTTCTTTGGTGGTGGTTTTGGTACAGGCGTAGAAGATCCAAGGCTTGAGCAGCAAGAGCGGCAAAAAAAGATTGCTCAAATGAGAAAAGGCACAATGGCAAAATCTCTAACGGGCATGGAACAAGGCATTGCTGAAAGCATAGAAAATACAAGCAGCTATTTTGATACAGCGTCTAAGTGGATAGAAGACTTTTCGCTAAAAGATGAAAAAGTTAGGGAGACTTCAAAGGTTGTTGGCGAACAACTCGAAAAAAATAAAACGACAATGGAGCAAACGCCAGCCGCGGCTAATGAAATTACAAATGCTCTTGAACGCATGAAAGGTTCCGCTGAAAAAGCGGGCGATATCATAGCTAACAATTTTGAAGACGCAATATTTAAAGCAAAATCTTTTGAAGATTCAATAAAATCTATTGCCGATGAGCTTGCAAGATTAGCTTTTCGTGAAGCGGTGACAAAACCTTTTGCTGAATTTATATCTAGCTCCATTTCAGGCTTGATGAGTCCAGTTGATACAAAAGCGGCTTCTATTGCATCGGCTAAAGGTAATGCCTTTATGAGTGGTAAATTACTACCTTTTGCAAATGGCGGCATAGTTTCAACACCTACAAGCTTTGCTCTTGCAGGCAGTCGGGGATTGATGGCCGAGGCTGGCAGCGAAGCAATTTTACCATTAAAGCGCTCATCAAGTGGTGTTTTGGGCGTAGAATCTAGCGGTTCGGGTTCTAAAGTGTCAGTTAATATTATTGATCAAAGAAGTACAGGGGCAGCGGCGCAAGTTAGCGAAGAGCGCGGACAAGATGGCAGCCGAAGCATAAATGTAGTAATTCGCGACGAAGTAAAACGAGGTTTTGCCGAAGGCTCTTTTGACAAATCTTTGCGCGTTTTTGGAATAAGTAGAGGGGGCATAAGACGATGAGCTGGCCAGGGACTTTACCCGTAGCAATAGCCGATGGCTATCAGGAAGTTTTTGCGGATAACACTATTCGCTCACAAATGGAAACGGGCTATCCAAAAGTTCGCAAGCGATCAACCGCAGCGCCTTCTATGCTAAGCTTAGTTTTTCACATGACAGCGGCACAAGTGACAACTTTAAACACTTTCTTTTCTACTACCCAAAACGACGGGGTAGATACCTTTACAATGACGCACCCAAGAACGGCTGTTACAGAAACTTTTCGCTTCTTAAGCGCGCCCGAAATTAGCATTTCAAACGGTATTGACTACCGAGTAAGTATTAAGTTGGAGCAACTACCCTAATGGCTAGATCACTTTCTACCACAGCTAAACAAGCCATTTTTTCACAAGAAACGAACGAAGTTTTCTTGATGATTATAGAAATTGATCATACCGATTTAGCAAGCCCGATCCGTGTTGTTAACAACTGGGAAAATATAACTAGCAACGGCAACCTTTACACAGCCTACCCTTTTCAATTTGCTTTACCTGGTGAAGATGGCGAGAGTATGGAACAGGTGCAGCTAACTATTAGCAATGTAGATAAACTTTTAGTTGAGGGTGTGCGCTCTATATCGAGTCCTTTGGATTTAACTTTAAACGTTATTTTGGCAAGCGATCCCGACACCATCGAGGCCGGGCCGTTTAATATGAAAATTCGCAATGTCGAATATAACGCAGAAACGTTGACGGGAACTTGCATTTTTAATGATTTGCTAAACGAACCCTACCCTGCTGGAACTTATACACCCGCTGACTATCCAGGGCTTTTTTAAGTTTTTGAAACTTTTATCTTTTTCGTGACGCTACGGAAATGGTCGAAGATGTAAAGCGGGTTTTACAAAGGGGGGTAAAATGCAAACTTTTTGGTTACAAGACTATATAGGCATCGAGTTCGAAGAACGCGGGCGCTTTAAAAAAGTAGATTGTTGGGGCTTATTTAGACGTGTTTACTGTGAAAGGTTTGGCGTTTTATTGCCAAGCTTTACAGACTACGAAAGTACAAAAGAGATTGAGCAAATAGCCAAAATTGTTAAAGGCAACGAAGACGAAGGCGGCTTCAAAGAAATACCTTTTGATAAGAGAGGCTTTGCAGATTTAATCCTTTTTCGAATCCAAGGCCAGCCCGTACACGTTGGATTGATTGTAAATCATTATTTGATGTTACATATTGAAAAGGGTAAAAATTCTTGTTTAGAGAAGTACAAAACTGCCCGTTGGAAACCCCGAATTTATAAAGTTTTCAGACATGAGAAGTTTTTATAATGTCCGATGAAATCAAAGTTCAAACCTTGCCGCACCTTTTTTCTTACTATCGAGTAGAAAGTGCAGCGCCTGCAAAATCAAGAGTAAGCGACCTTGTAAAGCACGCTTTACATGACAAGCTTTTACAAAGTCACGCTAGTGTTTGGATATCGGACAAAGATTTTGAGCTTGATCCGCTTTATGTAAAGCCAGAAAACTTTGATACAACGATAGTAAAAGGCGATACAGTAGTTACCATCAAAGTTTGTCCCCAAGGCGGCGGCGGTGGCGGCAGTGGCAAAGACGTTTTAAGAATTGTTGCAACTGTCGCATTAATAGCCGTTGGCGCGCAATTTGGCGGTGCTGTTGGCGGCTTCATGGGCTTTAAAGCTACTACCGCGCAAACTGTTGGAATGGCAACAATCATGACAGTTGGGCAATTTGCCGTTAATTCTCTTATTCCACCACCAAGAGCAAACTTTGATAGAGGCGGCAGCGATGTTAGAGAGTCCCCCACACTAAAAATTACAGGTTCACAAAACAACGCTAATCCTTACGGCGTAGTCCCTCGCGTTTTTGGTCGTTATAAAGTTTATCCCACACTTGCAGCGCAGCCCTACACTGAAATTTCAGGAAATGAGCAATACTTGCGCTTGCTCTTTGATTTTGGATATGGCGAGCTTCAGTTATCCGACCTAAAGATAGGAAATACAGACCTTTCCGACTTTGAAGACGTAGAAACAGAAATTCAATATGGCACAGGCGCGGAAAATGATTTTAAGCTTTATTCAACGGATATTAGTCCCGACCCCCAAAACATACTTGTTAGCGCATCAGGCGGCGCACAAACAATCACAACAGCCACAAATACAAATGAGGCCGTTATAGATGGCTATTTTGTCGGCATGTTTGATTTTGACGCACAAGATAATTATTATCGCGATGCTACGGTACAAATAAAATATGAATACAAGCAAGTAGACGCTGGATCTTGGACAACTTACGCAACAAGAACCTATACCAACAACACAAAACAACAATGGTATGTTAGCGAAAGAATATCTTTTGCCAGTGCAGATCAATATGACATCCGCTTAACACGTTTAACGGCTGATAGCGCCGTAGATACAAAAGTTGATCAATTTTATATTAGCAATTTAAAGAGCGTAAAACAAACAAGTCCGATCAACGTTTCAGGGCATTGCATGGTAGCTATGAGAATAAAAGCCACCGATCAATTAAACGGCGTTGTCGATCAGTTCAACGCAATTGCACAAGCAAAGCTTGAAAAATGGAACGGCAGCGCATGGACTAGCGCCGTGGCAACAAGAAATCCTGCATGGGCTTTTGCCGAAGTTTTAAGAGGAGCCGCAAACGCTAATCCCGTTGATGATAGTTTAATTGATGGTGACGGTTTAAAAAATTGGGCAGACGCTTGCGACGCTTTAGCGCAAGATGGACAAGCTAAATGGCAATTTGACGCGGTTATTGATTATGGCACAACCGTTTTTGAGCTTTTAAGGGATATAGCAGCCGCAGGCCGAGCGTCTTTTGCAATGGTAGACGGCAAATATACAGTTGTTCGAGACATTGAACAATCAACGCCAGTTCAGCATTTCACACCAAGAAATAGTTTTGGCTTTTCTTCCGTTAAAGTTTTTAAAGAAGAGATACACGGCATAAAATGCCGATATATAGACCCAAGCCGCGATTATCAGCAGCAAGAAGTTATTGCTTATGATGACGGCTACAGCGCTGCAAACGCTAGTAAATTTGAAGCGATGCAAGTTTGGGGATGTACAAGCGAAAACCAAGCATGGAGAGAAGGCCGCTATCTTTTAGCGTCGGCAAGGTTAAGACCCGAAGTCTATAGCCTAACTTGTGATATTGAAAATCTTATTTGTACAAGAGGCGACCTTGTAAAAGTTTTGCATGATGTAACAAGCATTGGGCAAAAGGGCGCTAGAATCAAAAGCGTAACAACAGACGGCGGCGGCGACGCAACGCATATCACGATTGACGAAGAAGTTACTATGTTAAGCGGTTTAACTTATAATGTAAGAATCCGAGCAAGTGACGGCACAAGCTCTTTGCATAGCGTAGTAAATCCCGTAGATACCGTTACGCAACTAGAATTTACAACAGCCATACCAGCGGCAAGCATACCAGTCGCAGGCGACTTGATACAATTTGGCCAAACTAGTTTAGAAAGCGTAGATCTAATTGTTAAAAGTATTGAGCCAGGCTCAGATTTAAGCGCACGTTTAACACTTGTTGACGCAGCGCCAGCAATTTTAAGCGCCGACACTGGGAGCATACCCGCTTTTGATCCCAAAATAACAAATACACCACCAAGATTTAGGGCTTTGCCCGATACTCCCCATATACTACAGGTATATAGTGATGAAAACGCCTTAATCATAAATTCGGACGGCAGCACAACGCCGCAAATTATTATAGACATTGAGCCGCAAGATTTAGGAGCCAGTGTACAAAGAGAATTTATTGAATATCGCTACAAAGCTAGCAATGAACAAAAATACAGAATGTTTAAATTGCCAGGCGACACGACTAGAATTTTTATTTTTCCCGTTTTGGAAAATGGAGTTTACGATTTAGGAGTTAGGGCCGTTTCGCACCCTGGCGAAGTTTCAGCGTGGAAAACTTATTTAAATTATGAAGTTGTAGGAAGATCAACAGCGCCCGCAGCTGTCCAAAACTTTGCAATTAATATTGTAGATACAACCGCTTATTTAACTTGGGACGCAAACACTGAAAGCGATCTAGATTATTACCAAATTAAGTTTACGACCAAAACAAGCGGACAAACTTTTGAAAATGGCATAGATCTTTTCCCTAGAATCCCAAAAACAATAACTGGCGTAACAAGTCCAGCGATGACGGGGACTTATTTTATAAAAGCCGTTGACACTCTTGGGAAAAAATCCGTCACAGCAACAGAAATCACAACTATTTTTGAGTCGGTCAAAGATATTAACGTGATTGAAACGCAAACAGAAAGCCCGACATATCCAGGCAGCAAAACAAATTGTATAGTCTCAGATGGGTATCTAAAGCTCGACAACTCGACGCTTTGGGACGATATGATTGGGAATATGGACGACTGGCTAGGGCTTTTAGATGCTGGACAAGGCAGCGTTTACAGTTCGGGAACTTATGAGTTTGAAAATCCCGTTGATTTGGGCAGCGTTTACACAAGCCGAGTTACTTCTAATATTGATCAATTCGCAATTGACTACGCAAACAGTTTTGATTCTCTACAAGGTTTGTTAGATCAATTAGAGGGCAATTGGGACGATTTAAACACCACTACAGCGCCCGATGTTAACGTAAAATTACAAGTGGCTTTAACCGATGACGACCCAAGCGGCACGCCTACATGGTCCGCATGGCAAGATTTCTTTGTTGGGGAATACAGAGCGCGCGGCTTGAAATTTAGAGCGCAACTAATATCAAATAACGTTTATCAAACGCCAAGAATTGAAACTCTATCCGTTACAGTTGATATGCCCGACAGAGTAGACGGCGCAAGCGATTTATCAAGCGGCGCTGGAGCTTATGCAATTACCTATTCACCAGCTTTTAAAAGCGTCAAAGCGATAGGGATAGCTTTACAAGACGGCCAGCAAGGGGACTACTACGAGATAACTAGCAAGTCGACTACTGGCTTTACAATAACATTTAAAAATTCGCTAGGTACAGCCGTAGACCGCACGTTTGATTGGTCAACTATCGGCTATGGACACCTGGCAAGCTAAAGGGGAAAAATATCATGGCGCAACATGACTACAACATAGCAAATGACGGAGCAGCCGCCGTGCGCTCTGATATCAACAACGCTTTGAGCGCAATTGTTAGCAACAATTCAGGCGCTACAGAGCCAAGCACAATGTTTGCTTATCAATATTGGTATGACACAAGCACCAACATTTTAAAGCAAAGAAATAGCGCCAACGACGCTTGGATAAGTATTTTTGAACTTGATCAAACAGGGGATTTAGTTGCCGATCTAACAACTACAGATTTAACCGTATCTAGAGCATTAACTAATAGCGCAATGCGCTTAATACCTGGACACGTTGAAAACCTATCAATGAGCCTATCAGCCGGCGTTTTAACGCTTAAAGGTGGAGATGGTAACGATTTATCAGCCACTAACCCCGCTTATGTTTGCACCCTTTCAAATGTTACCGATGGAAAGCCAATATTACACACAATCACAAGCAATCAGACTTTAACCGAGGGTGACATTGACAATAACTTGTTGGGCTTTCTCACAAGCGTTGCTGTTCCAACAGATGTTACTTTAGGCGTTTATCTTGTCGCAAACGATAGCGACGCATCCCCAACTTTTATGATAAGCCGAAATCTTTTTGCAAAAATAACACCCGCCGCCGCAAATATTGGCGCACCAGATGATTCAGTAGCCGACGCGTTTGGAGATTTTTTTAGTTTTAGCAACATTGACGAAGCAACCTATAACGGCAACGCTTGCGAGCTAGTCGGCTTAATCCGCGCTCAAATGGACGCTACCGACGCTTGGACAATTCAAGCATTGGACAATGAAAAAGACGGTTTTGGAAAAAAACCAAAATGCGAAGAAGGAGACTGGGAGTTTATTTCTAAATCTGAAGCTAGCACAGATGCCAGCATTGATATTGCACTTCCTATTCAATACAAAAGTTTTAAAATCGTTATGGACGGTATAGACGCGGACACGTCAGGAGGTGATTTATATTTAAGGTTCTCAAATGATAATGGCGCTACTTTTGAAACTACCTCATATATCTATGAGCATGCGAGGATTGTAGGAGGTTCTCAAACAAACAACTCGGCAAGCTCTGCTTCTCAAATTTTAATTGCAGAAAATGATAGAGCTAATGGAGATGGAATTTATGGTGAGATTATTTTATATAACACAGATGATGCTTCAAATAACACTTATTTAACAAGTAGATCTACCCACACAGGAACGGGCGGGACAGCTTATAATTATGAAACCCATTTGGGCGCAAGAAGAGGAGCTAACGAAATCACCGATGCCGTTAGGTTCTTATTCTCATCTGGAAATGTTCAGGGTGGTAAATTTTATTTATACGGAATGAAGGAAACAACATAATGCACAAGTTGGTTAAAGGCGTTAGAGTCGAAATGACAGCGGCAGAAATTGCCGAGCATGAAGCGACCCAAGCGCAAGCACAAAAAGATAAAGAACAGGCAGAGGCCGCAAGGCAGGCTTTGCTTGAGCAAAAGATTAATTCTTTAAAAGCAGATGGTTTGTCGCAAACAAGCATCGAGCTTCTTTTACCAGAAAGCAAAGAATACTTTGAAAATGAAGGGGCATAAGATGAAAATAGCGCTTTTAGTTTTGGTCGTTTTGGCAGGCGTTGGATCAGGATTTTATCTCAAAGATGATAATCTAATTGAAGAGGCAGCCGAGGCCGTTATCAAACATGAGACTGGCCTTGATATTGATTTAACACCCGATAGCGAAGAGGAATAAAAACTTTATTTCTGCTTTTCTTTAGCAAGCTTTAGAAATTTCACGCTTTCATCAAATTTTGAGGCAAGTAAGTTGCCCATATTCAAAATACCGTGGTAGTCTAAAAAGCGCTGCATCAAGTCTTGATCATCTTTAATGATGGATAGCAAAGCGGAGATTTGGGAATTATTTACCCGTTTATCGTCCGCTTGCTCAAAACTTGCAGCGCTTGCAATTTCTTGGTTTTCAAGGCCAGCAAGCTCACCAGGGAAGGCTTTTTTCAAAGCATTGGTTTCGGCGCATTTAGATAACATTGTAAGCGGCTTAGATGCCCAAAACTGTGTCGGCGTACCGTCTTTTTTAGTTTGTACGCTCTCAGAATAAAAAACCGTGGCGCTAACTTCGTGCCAAGTTCCATCAGGTGTTAGCTTTTTAACAAAAGCCGTAGCGCTAAATGGCTTGTTATCTTTGGTAAACTTAAATTCTGTCTCTTTTCCTGGCGCATACTTGCCCGTTCGATCAGCAATAAGCCTATACCCATCAATTCCAATTTGAACGCTCATAACATTTGCATTAATGCTCTTGTCGAAGCGTTTAACGGCGTAAATTTGCTTTAAAACAGGATCAAGGCCAGTTCGCTTGCAAGCATGCAAAAAAAGCTCTAATTCGTCGTTTGTAGCGTCCTTGCAAACTGTGTTTTTAATTAATTCTATTTTTGAGGGAGTGAAGTTTTGCTCTTTGACAAGTTCGCCCATTTTGCGGCCCTTAATTAATTTGTTAAAGGGATACATCCTAACATTTTAAAATTTATTTTTGGCAAAAAAAACCCGCAAAAGGTGGTTTTTTGCGGGCAAAAACAAACAAAACTAACTAAGCGGAAAAAAATGCTTATAAGATCTTATGGAGACCTGAAAATGTTTTTTTAGATTAAAATATTTTTTTGAATCTTGCAAGCTTTTTAAGAAAATTGAAGAAAAAAAACTTCGTGAACGTCTAGCGCTTCTTTTTCAGTAGCAGAAAATATGCTCTTTATCTCTTTACCGTCTTTATAAAAGATTTTGGTTTCAAAGATTTTAGGAACTTTAACCAGTTCTTCCATATAGCTTAAATCGAAGCCTACCCATACGGTGCTAATGGTGACGTTTTTTAATTTGTCATATTTAACAATTTTGTAAATATTGGATCTTAATTTTGCCGCCCATTCCATGAATTCAATAGGCTTGCAGTTTCGATCATAATACATGATTAGCGCTTAATTAATTTGTGCATGAAGTAAAAATAAATTGAAAAGCCGCTAATGATACAAAAAACTTTTAACATTTTAACGAGTTCCATTTTTGGCCTTTTTTTTTGCTTTGAGCATAGCAAAACAGGGCGGTTTTGGGAATTATGAGAAATTAATTTAATTTAAAAGAAAAAGTGTATTATTACAATATTGTACAAGGTCGGATAATAAGCATTATGTTAGATCTGTCTTAAAACCGCCATTAAAGCCGCTTTAAAATAATTACTTTATATGAAAATTAGAAATGATACGCAAATACTTTTTGAATTAAAAAAAGACCTTGAAAATACATGGAAAATTTATAACAACTTTCTTGAAAAACTCGAAAAAGCACGATCTTGCAAAGACTATGAAAGAGAAATTTTAGTTTGCTACATGCAAAAAGTGATTGATCTTGAGACGCAAATTTTTGAACTTGGCTACAAGATCAAAGAGCGCGAAATTATGTCCCTCTAAAAAAAGGGTCAATCAAGACCCCCAAAATTACAAGACTCAAAAAAAGCCGCAAAAACAAAAAAAGTTTTGGCGGCACGCTATGCTCAAAAAAATGCAAAAAAATGCCGCTGGAAAAATTCTCTAAAAAAACCAGCGGCAAAAACAAATGCATATTCGAAAAAAATCTATCAAAAAAAATTAAATTTTACAACTTGTTTTCATTTGAAAAAGTGCTTTTAGTGGGAATAAGTGGGAAAGAAAAATTGAGCTTTCTTGAATGGCTTTGCAAGTCTTTGCAACTTAACAAAAAAAGATAGCTAATTTTTCAGAATAAATCAGAATATGTGGGAATAAGTGGGAAAAAGAAAAAAAAAAGCCCAATCAAATGACGAATCAAAAGAAAGGGCAAGGCTTTTTCTGCGATTTTTGCTTAAAGCAGGGAGTATAGAGGAAGCTTTTTAGCAAAAACTTGATTAAGTTAGCACGAATCTTGCATATAGCAAAAGATAAAAAAATTATTTAATCGTTTGTTTGTCTTTCTAAAGCTAGTTGATTGCAAAAGTCGTAAAGCCCAAGAAACTCGGATGGGATTTCTTCTCTAGCTTTGAGTTTTACAAAAAAACCGCCTTCTTCAAACTCAAAAAAAGAATCGGATGTAAGATTTGCTTCTATTAGACCTTTACTTTTTAAAGAAGCAAGATATACATAATGTATAAAAACATTTGTCATTTTGCATATTTCTTCATCGCTACAGCTAAAACTAAATTCTTTAGTTGTATCTTTTCTAAGATTTAAGCCATTTGCAACAAGCGCTAGGTAAAGTACAATAGAATCCTTTTGATTACTTTCTAAGTTTTCGGTGTCAGAGTCTTCAGGTTGTAAATCTCTTAGCTTTTCATGGCCCAAACTTTCAAGCCAGTCTAAAACATTGCCTTTTCCTTGTTTGTAAAAATTGCGCATACTATTTGAGTATTCTTGACATTTTATTGGAAGAAGCGACGAGTTACCCGATATTTTTTGTTTTTTCTTTTCTTCTCTTTTTTTTTGTCTTCTTTCACTTCGCGACACAATAAACCTTTGTTTTTTTTATAATGGGCAAAATTTAGCACGGATATTGCATAAGAAGAAAGATGGAAAAATTCTTTTAACGAAAAAAGACTTACTTAAAAATGTTTGATGAGAGTAAGTTGTGAAAAGCAAGAAGGGAAGTCGCTTCAATTGACATAACAACGACTTCCCAACTTCGAACTAGCCTAATATTAGCATAAACGCTGATTTTCGCTAAGACTAAAAGATTATTTTAATCTCTTTTCTCGAAGGTTTCTTCAAGGTTCTTGCTTAAACAAGAATATTAATTAAAACGAAGGAGCTTTCTTTTGTCTCAAGAAAAACCACATTTTACATTTCCTGATGAAGTGCCCATTTATGGCCACGTTGCAATGAACCCTAATCTGTGCCCAGATGCAAAAATATTTTTTGGAGTATTAAGCGTTTTATCTGCTGCAACAAACCGTGTTTATGGATCAAACAAACAATTTGCAAAGCTAATGAATAAAGACGAGAGAACCATTCAAAGATATTTTGAAGATTTTGAAAACTTTAATTTACTTGATCGCGATATAAAAAACGTTCTAGTTTCAGAATCAAAGGAAGTTGAAGAAAAGAAATTTAACTGGGTAGTGGAAAGGGATCTTTTTATAAATCCCAATCCACACCAAGAATTTTTAGACACTTATGAAATACTATACAATCAAGGATATTTTTTTCCACGATTGATTGTCATTCCCAAAGAAATAGCCCAAAATAAAAAAATAAAAGGCAAAGCCAAATTGCTTTACGGTTTTCTCAAATCGCGTAGCTATTACGATGGCTATACAAAGGATTTAGACGATAAGATTGCAAAATTTTTAGGCGTAAGTGTTAGGGCCGTCCAAGCCTTACTCAAATGCCTTGAAAAGTTTAAACTCATTAGTCGGGAAACTAGGAAAACATTTACAAAAATAAAAGATAAGATGGGAAACCCAGTTAAAGACGAAAACGGAAAAATAAAATACGAAGTAAAAACCACAAGAAAAACTTACGTCCACCGAATTTGTTCAAATATTTCTTGCCAGGGTGACAAAACGTGCGTTGAGGAAAAAGCCGTTCAAATAATTTTACCGACCACGACAAAAACGTGCGTTTACGACCACGACAAAATGTGCGTTCATGACCACGACAAAATGTGCGTATATAATATTAAAACTAATGAAAAAGAACTAACAAACCAGAAAACGCCGCCAAAGGCTCAAAAAGTCTCGAAAGCCAAAGCACCCGATTCGGGTTTTGTTGGTTTTTCTGAAAAGCAAAAGACAATCGAAAATCTAAAGCTTAGTGTATCGCAAAAGCGAACAATCCTTAAGCATTCGAAAAGCATGGATCTTGAGTTTTTTAAAAGCCAGGTGGCAAAATTTGCCGATTATGCAAAAAGCAATCACGTAACAAACCATTTTGGCCTTTTACGGTCCGTTCTTGGCCTAGATGGAAAGCCAGCCTGGGAAGATGCTAAGCCAAAAGATCAAGGAAGCATAGAAGAGCAAAACAGAGAAGCTGCAATAGAAAAGCTTGGCGTTTACGATGGAAAACCGATTAAAGGCTTGTCTTTTGAAATCTTGAACTCTCATTGCCAGTTTACAAACGGAACTTTTGCCCAAATTTTTGAGTTTAAGAATTATGATTTTGTGCCGCGTATTAACGAGTTTTTAGAGCGATTAGGGCTTAATGTTTGTTTTGGCTGAAAAGTTTGAGTCTTTTACTTTAAGCGCTTTTAAGCTATCGTTTTGGCTTTAATTTTAAAAAAAGATCAGCTATTGTTTTGGCTTGAGCAAGTAGAAAATTTTTTAAATCTTTCTTGCTGTAGTTGCTCAAAGTCGGGCAAGGCTTTCTTGCCCTTTTTAGCTCAGGTGGTACAATGCTAAAATGTATTTTATTTTTTTGTCTCTTTGTGACTTTTAAAATCGCAATGAGCATGAAAAACAAAGAAACACTCATAATCTCAGAAACAATCTTTCGAGGCGCGCTTATAACTTTTTCAATTTTTGCAATTGATAGCCTTTTTGCTTTTGAAAGCTACCAAAATTTTGACGATTACAAGCCAAACTCTAAAGTTTTACAAGTAATTAGCCAAGCGGAGAAAGAACGTCTCTATTTAAAAGAACGAGAAATGTATTTCAAAGCTGCTGAGGCCGCCGCAAGGGCCATGCACAAGGAAATAGACCTTGCCGACAAAAAAGCCGCTAAAATCCGAGATATAAAGGCTAAGCGCGTAATGCGCGAAGCTATCAAAGCGGCAGTCGCATCTCTTGGCGGCGCAGGATCTAAAGAAAAGGCTTTAATTGCGGCTCTTTACATGCTATCGGAATTTGCAGGCGAGGCATTTGATAATTTTTTAGAGGCTAAGCAGCATCTTAAAAAAGCTAAAAAATTTGCGGCAGATGTAGACTTTTTCCAAGAAAAGCTTTGGATGTTGGACCCGCCATAATCTACCGAGGGGGGAAGATGGAAGATTTTAACGCGGCTTTTGTAAGTTTCAGTGTTGTTTTTGTATTTGGACTTTGTTTGTGGGCTTTGTACAAAATAAATAATATAAAATAATTGCCTTTTTTTTGCTTTAGAGCGGCTAAGCTTTGGCCGCTCTTTTCTTTTCTAAAAAAAATTTCAAAAATACTCAAAAAAAGATTTAAGTGTCTTAAAGTTTTTGCTATCGTTAAAGAAAACTATAGCAAATTTTTATGTCTACTTGGCGAAGAACAAAATTTAACGCTCAAGCTTGTTTTGAAGATGGCTTGCGATTCGACTCTAAAAAAGAGGCCGCATATTACAAGCGTTTAAAGCTTTTAAAAAAAGCCACCCATGATAGCGACCGTGTAGACTTCTTTTTAAGGCAAGTTCCCTTTGATCTTCCAGGCGGCATCAAATACCGCGTCGATTTCCAGGTTTTTTATTGTGACGGGCGCATTGAGTTTGTAGATGTCAAGGGCTTTGAGACCAAAGAGTTTAAAATGAAAAAAAGAATGGTAGAAAATCTTTACCCCGTGGAAATTATCATAGTATGAAGAAATATTTCTTAACGATGCTTGATCATCAGAACGTAGTCGGTCACGATTTAAGCTTTTCGACTAAAATTTTTTGTGAAAATTTACACGAAGCGGAAATTAAAATGAGATGGCACTTAACCCATTATTTAGTACCGCGCCTTGGCAACGAATACAAAAGCTTTGAAGATTTTCAATCATGTTTTACTTTGATAAGCTTTGATACCGCAAGATTGCCACTATGGAATAAAATGTTTCGCGAAAAGTCTAGGCGTATTGTTTTGGATACTCCAACGACTCGTAAGAGAAAAAAAGAAAAAGATAAAAAAGAAGACATTTTAACAGATATGAACGCAATAAACGCAAAAATTGATTTTTTAGTAGAGCGTTTAGCCGAACAAACCAAAAACGAAGAGATTGAACATGGTCCGCAAGACAACTAGCCCGCTACTTATTTCTGTATCCATTTTATTTTTTTATATTTTCTTGGCCTTCTATGCAAAATCATATCTTCTTGCGCTTTTGTCTCTTTATCAGCTTTATCTTTGCTTTTTTATAAGCGAGCTAAGAAATCACGGCTTGTAAGGGGGAATACTATGCAAATTAAAGTTAAGTCAAATTTAAAGGGTTTTTCACGCTGGATGCAATCAATTCACAAAAAACAAGTGCCATTTGCTACTATGTTGGCCCTTAATGACACAGCATTTTATGCGCGCAATAAAATTGTTAAAGAAACTTATCCAGAAGCTTTTGAATTAAAAATAAAGCGCTTTCCCGCTCTTGTTACAAGAGTTAAAAAAGCTAGCAAGAAAAAGCTAGAGGCGCAAGTTGGTGATTTGAAAAAGATTGGCTTGAGTTTTTTATCGCTACATGAAGAGGGTGGAACAAAACTACCCTACGGGCGATCAATTGCTATTCCTATCGGCAAAAATGAAAACAAACGTAATTTGAGAAAAAAGAACCCACCAACAAAGGTTATGGCCGAAAAAGGTTTTATCATTAAGACAAAGACAGGCAAGCGTGTGATGTTTAAACGAAAAGGTGAAAAGCTAGAGCCGCAATATTTGCTTGTGCCTAAAGCGGTAATTCGTAAAGCGCTAGATTTTTACAAAGACGGACAACAAGCGGTACAAGCGGTTTTTCAAAAAAACTTTGAAAACAGGTTTTACAGAGCGATACAAACGGCGAAGTAAAGGGTCACTTGTAAAGCGCGCTTTACATCTAAAAAAGGAAACTATGAAACGAATTCTAATCACAGGTGGAACGGGAACTTTAGGACACGCGCTAACAAAAGAGCTTTTAAAAAGAAAAGACCTTGAGCGCTTAATAATTTTTTCTCGTGATGAGCTAAAGCAAGAACGCATGTGTGAACATTTTCAAGACCAGCGCTTGCGTTTTGTTTTGGGAGATGTAAGAGATAAAAAAAGCATTATTCGGGCGCTTGATAGAGTAGATGCGATCATTCATGCCGCCGCTTTAAAACGCGTTGCAAATGGCGATCTTTTTCCGCATGAGTATTTTAAAACCAATGTCGAAGGCGTGCGCAATGTTTTGGAAGTTTGCGAAGAAAGTTTTATCGAGCGCGCTCTTTTGGTTTCGACCGACAAAGCCGTGGAACCCGTTAACACTTACGGAGCAACAAAGCTTTTTGGCGAGCGGCTTTGGAAGTTGCAAGCCAAGCAAGGCGGCGCTTTTGCTATTGTTCGCTATGGCAATGTTTTGGCTAGCAATGGATCAGTGCTTCAAAAGTGGAAAGAAAAGATCAAAAAACAAGAAAACCATTATATAGCGCAGAATTGCTCAAGGTTTTGGATTACACAAAGCGCCGCGGCTAGGTTTTGTTTAAAGGCGCTTGAGCTTGCTACGGGTGGCGAAGTCTTTGTAAAGCCAAGCATAGCCTTAACTAATGAAGAGCTTTACAAAATCTTTTGTGGAGATACTGGGCTTGCATGGCTATCGACCAAGAACCCTGGAGAAAAAAACCATGAATGCTTAGTAGGAATAAATGAAGAGCCAAACGTTTTCAGCATTCAAGACTTTTTTGTTTTGCTGGAAGACGTACAAAAAGAAAAGCTGGATTATTGGCAACTTAAAAGCGCTATTTACAACGAAAACGAAAGCACAGTGAAAAATTTGCCTATCAGTTCAAAATATTTCCTCTTAAGCGATGATGAGAAAAAACAAAAAGTTAAAGAGTTAATTGATGCAGTCGCTTAACCAATTTAAAGAAGCTGGCAATTTTAAAAAGTTGAGCGCCGCTATTTTAGCGCCAGGGCAAAGCCTTGTCCGCGATATTTACAGTTTACCGCCTGCAGATATTATAATAGGCTTGAATCATCATATTCTAATTTTAAAGCCTGATTGGATTGTTTGCTTAGACAAGCACACAAAAGAACTATTAAAACATTTTAAGGGCCTCGTTTTTGCCAAACATGATTTTGCCGATGTTGACATAGGGCAAGCTCCAAGTTTCGGTTTTACAGGAGCCGCCGCCGTTTGGCTTGCCGATTATTTAGAATTTGGTGAAATCACGCTAGCAGGCTTTGATTGCTATTTAGAAAACGTGCGATCTTATTGGCACGATTCAACAGCCGTAACAAAGCCGCATCTTAAAACAAGTACAGATCAGCAAATGATTATTTGGCAAACTGTAAAAGCATCACTCAAAAAACCCGAAAACATTAAAACCTTCCCAGGCTTTCTCTCAAAATTTTTTAAAGAAGTGGACGCATGTTGAAATTAGATGAGTTTTACGAACAAGAATTTCTAAAGCGCTCGATGCCTTTTGGGGCGGGTAGATGCGCCTTAATTATGGAAGGGGGAACTTGTCTAACTCAAGATCTTTTACAACGTCCACGCGGTGCAAACGTGATTGCAATTGCAATAAACCATCATTGCAATATTTTATTTCCAGAATTTGCAGTTGCGGAAGATCCAGAACTTGCAAATCTAGTTAAAGATTCACCCAGCACTAAAATTTTTGGACGGCATAAATTAGCGGATATTGATATAGCAGGCGCGCTAAATTGGAATGATAGCGGCATAAATGCCGTTTGGCTTGCCGACTATTTAGAATTTGATCAAATAGTTTTAGCTGGCTTTGATTGCTCTACTAATCATACCCGAAATTATTGGCATGATAAAGAGTATGCAAAATCACGGCGTGTTAAAAAAGATCATTTGGAAGTTTTGGAAATATGGCAGGATTTAAAAGACAACTTATGTAATCCGCAAAATGTTTACAGCATATCGTTAGAATTAAAACATATCTTCAAAGAGTGGAAGGTTTAACAATGAACAGCCCTAGACAAATAGACTATGACAATGAGCCTAACAGCGTATGCTATGAAAAAATTTGCCTTTTTTGCGGAAAACAATTCCTTGCGGATTATAAAAGCAAACACTGCTCAAAAAAATGCGTGGCAGAGAAGAAGCGGCTCAGAAATTATAAGTATAGAGTTGAGGCCAAAAAAGATAAAAAGCTTAGTTTAGACAAACATATATTAAATAATATTAAGTCTAGTCTTGGCGGCTTACTAAAGAAGCTGAAAGGGCTCTAGATTGCTTCTAAGGTACTATATAGAGCATCTTTTTGCGGGTAACTCACAAC